TAAGTCCTTGCTCATCCATTAAATCTTTAACAATACTGTCAAATAGTTGTTGTCGCATTCTTTCGTTTTCGTCAATAGCTTCTGATTGTTCTTGACCTTTTATTTTACTACGCATACCAGACATGGCAAAGTCAATCAACTCTTTTTTATTTTTAATACCTTGTTTAATACCTAATGCCATTTGTTCTTGAAAAACTTCTACCTCATCTTCTGTACCACTGCCCGTTAAAAAATCGTGAATGTCACGTCTGCCCATCCAGTCTTGCCAGAAATGTGTATTGGAACCTGCGTTTATAAGATCTTCTGTAACCATTCTCGCTTGTCTGTCATACTCTTCATCAGAATACATAGCATCTGTTTTTTGTTTTTGATCAGCATTAACAGCTTTAACAACAGCAGACACAGCGGCTTTTCTTTCAAAAGTAGATTTAGGCTCTTTTGAGTTAAGCGTGTCTATGTGTTCTCGCAACGAAGGAACTTTTTCTAGTAGATCAGGATTATTATTAACATAGTCTGAATAGTATCCTGTTAGTTCCATAGCATTTTTAGAAGCAGCCGCGCTTTCTTGTTGCTCTCTTTTTAGATTAGCCTCTTTTAAAATATTATCACGTAGCCTTGGAGGAATAGTTACTTCTTCTTCTCCTACTTTTAAAGTAGTAGGAACTTCTGTCTGTTGATTTGCTAGCATACCATTAGAAACAAAATCAATTATTTTTTTATCGTCTCTTACTTGTATTTTAGCTGCTCTTTCAGCTTCATTAAAAGTATACTGGTCTCTACTAGCTGTTAATCTAGCAGCTTCGTCGTACTTACCAGCTTTGTTTAACTTATTAATAGCAAAGTCAAATCTTTTTGTAGGATCCATAGCAGCAAACTGTTGTTGCTCTAGTTTTTGCTGCTGTTGTTGTTGAAGCTGCGCAGGAAGCTGTGCCGCCTGCTGTGACGCAGTAAACAATCCCTGCTGATAGGAAGGCTGTAACAGACCCTGCAAAAATGCTTGTGAAAACTTAGCCATTACTAATCCCCTTGGTTAAATAAGCCGCCAAACTGCCTTACCATATCACCTACAAGCGATGCGGTTGGCGATGTTTGCTGTGGCGTAAACGCACCGCTTAACAAGCCCGTACCCATTTGACCTAACAAGTTTGCTCTTGCCTGTTCTGCAATTAATCTTGCTTCTAAGCCAGACATAGCCGCTTCGCCAAACAACCCAGCACCTTGTAGCTGTGCTTGCTGTTGTAGCGCCGCCAACTGCTGTGAAGGCTGAGTAGCCGCAAGAAGTTGTTGTTGTGGTACGTAACCAGCGCCAAGGAACTGCTGACCAAGAGCTGCTTGCTGAACTTGTTCTTGACGTGCCTGCTGTGCCGCACCAAGTCTTGCTTGCGCCATAGCTTGTTGTTGCGCTCGCTCCATAGCTAACTGCTCAGGTGTACCACCGAACTGTGCTGTTTTAACACCAAGCCTGCCTTGAGCCGCTAGACGCTCTTCCAAGCCAAGACGAGCCGCTCGCTCATCAGCCATAGTAGCATCTCTAATTTGTCCGTACAGCTCTTCTTCGCGAACAGAAGGATCTTGCGTAGCGCCTGTAAAGAACCCGCTAGCGCCGCTCATCAGGTTTCTTTGCATTGCTAGCTCGTTAGGAGATAGACCCATGGTTGTTGTAACCGCTCCAGTAATAGGATCAACCTTAGTACCGAAGCCAGCACCAGTGGCTGTTGTTACTGTAAAAGGTTTAAACTGAGTTTGCTCTAACTGCATTTGAGCTAGATCTAACGCGCCCGGAACATCAACACCATTTTGGGTGAACCCTAATAAAGCTTCTTGGCCTACGTCGCTTAATCGACCGTAAGCTTCGCCCGTAAGAAGACCACCAAGAATGCCGGGGAGCAGAACACCGGGCTGGGTTGCATAGTCAGCAAGGCCCCCTAAAAAATCAAAGAAGCCATTACCGCCACCTCCAGCCATACCCATAATTGCATCTGTGTCGATAATATCGTCATCCATTAGTACGTACCTCCATCAATAGTCCCTGTTGACAGCGTACCTGTAAAAGTCAATGCAGGAATTGTTACTGTACCTGTAAAAGTCGGTGACTCTGTGTTTGCTTTTGTAGCGATAGCTGTAGATATAGCGTCAAATTCTGTTTCAAACTCAGCGCCTTTAATGATTTTACCGCTGTCACCGGAAGGTAGACTGTCTTTAGCGGCAAAGTCAGTGGTCTTCGTATAGTTACTCATAGTACTTTACCCATTAGTGCTAATACGTTAATCTCTTGGAGAGACAAACCCGAACCGTCTATGTCTGCTTCCAACCCTATTGTTATAACTCCACCGCCTCCGGTAGTGTTTATTCCACGTCGTGACGTTAAATCACCACCTGTAAATTCTGCTGTACTATTGTACTCGTCTTCGTTAAAGTAACCTGTTACTTGGTTGCCAACAGTAAACTCTGAAGTTTGAAAAAACGTACCAAAGTCATACGCCCATTTAAGAAACATAATGGCACTGTTAGCACCTACGATAGTAGGACGTAGTTTTTTTAGTATCTTAAGACGTGAAGGATCGCCAAAGGTCAGACCGGGACTGTAGTACTTAAAGCGATACTTCTCCCCGTTGTCTCTATATCCTGAGTATCTGCCTATACCTTCACCGTTACCAATTAATAAAGTCCCATCGTTTTTTCTACCGTAAGCTGTAAAGCCTGTACCGGGCCAACGTGTTACACGATACGCACCATTCTCTAGTGTTCCTCGAACGTCAAAACAGTAAGTTGTGTCTTGAGCTGTAAAAGTCAACAGGTAAAAACCTTCTTCTGGGCTATACACTGAACGGTAAAACTCAGTCTCATTTTGAAGCAATCCAATAATGTCTTTTGTAATTGTGTTAGAAAGACTTGTAATAGGCATTGACTTTTCTTGTATTGTTCTACCAAAACTTTTTAGTCCAGTATGTGACAAGAACAACACGTCAGTACCTGTATATTGTACAGTATCTCTGTCAACACAGCCTACCCCTGATACTGTATCTGCTAACGCCATTGTTGCTGGTGCTTCAGCTCCTTGGTACACAACAATGCTATGCTTACCAAAAATAATTAATAGTCCGTTGTGTGCAGCTAACGCAACAATCTCGTCGTAGCCATCAGGCCATACCTTAGCTAAGTTAATAGATCCACTAGTACCACCCGCCCAGTCATGACCTATTAATAAGTCAGACCAATAAATAGTAGACCTATCAGAACCAGAATCAGCCGTCCAAAGCCTCCCATAAGCTGCTAATACCTCGTTACCATACATAGCCCCAGTTACACCAGCAGCACCAGAAACGCTGCTCAGAGTCACTACAGAGCCTCCTACAGCGTCATAAACAAGTGGTTCGTTACTTCGCTGAAAGAAATAAATCTTGTCATTGAAGTTAACCATCTTCCAGTTGTCTTGAGTAATCGTATAACTACCGGGAGTTTCATCAGCTAGCGTAGTTGTGCCGCTAAGTATCTTGTTGTTACCTACAGAAAATACTTTGGTGTTGCCAGCGTTGTCTTCAAACTCCTTGATTGCTCTAATCTTTGCAGTACCTAACTCAGTCTTGTTTGTTGTGATAACGCTGTAACCTTTACGAGACGCAATACGTCCACGCTTGTCAATAACTGCATTGTCAGCAACATCAGCAAACGACGGATCTTGTGCCAGCGGAGAATCTTCTGTGTTGATTCCTTTAAAGGCAGGAGCTACAAGATTAATGCTTTGTAATTGTTGAGCCATAGCTACCTCACGGCGTGTAGAAGATTACTTCTTCTGGGTGCTTTTGGGCGTCTAAAGCAATAGCGTCAGACAAGTATTTATCAGCAATAGCAAAGTATTCAGGAGCAGACGTACCACCTGTTTCACCACGTTCACGCGCTAAAAAAGCAATAGCTAAGTGCATTACAGGCATAGCAGGTACTAACAAATCATCAGTATCAGCAGACAAATCAGCACTACGTTGCACACAGTTAAACCTAAGCGTGTACACACCATCAGGCTTTGGATAAACATCAATCTGAGTATCACCAGCACTGTTAACACCGTTGTAAGTAAAAAACTTAGGCGGCCCTTTAATTGTATCTTCTATTAAATACTGCTTATCAAAATACTTAGCAGGACGATACTCCATAATTAAATTAGATGTGTCGTTAATAACATTCAGTTCTTTAATTCTGTTTTGACTACCTGTTAATACATAATTAAAAATGTCATCAGTAGTAGTAATTGTTAAAGTAGTACGCAACGCAGACCAATCCCAAGCATCTTCTACAATACGCTTTGCGTCATTAACAAAGTCTCCTGCCATTTTAGAATATGTGTTGCTTTGGACAGACGTTACTTCTTCTTCACGAAGACGACGAAGTACGTTATTAACTAAATTTAAATATGTCATACAAGCATTCCCGGTTTTTTACCGCCCATTCCCATAGTTAAAAGCCTATCAACTTCTTTGTTGTAGTCTACTTTTTGTTGTGGCAAAGCCTCAACCATGCCCGGCGCATAGTCTAATTTTTCTAAATAACCTTTATATGGTTGTGCGCTAGGTCTAGCAGGAGCGCCACCACCAAGACCACCTGCACCAATTGCAGCAAGCAACCCAGTGCTAGACATAATAATATCTTCTAGCCTTTGGCTTTCTTCACCAACGCCTGTCAGTATGTCTTCTTGCCCTCTAAGAAGATCTTGTTGGCCTTCTCCTAGTCCCATGATGGCATTCAACATAACGTCTTGACGCTCAAGAACACCATCTTCGCCTGTTATGGCATCAAAGCCTGTAGTTAGACTGTTTGTTATAGACAGGAACGCCTCGTCCATACTTGCATTTGTTGGGACATTTTCTAGCGAGGCATTAAGAGCTAACGTCAATTCGTTTTGAGTTAACGTATCAGGCATTAAAGCCGCTATTTGATTTAGCTGACTTTCAGTAAAGTTAAACTCTGTTAAAGCTGTGCGTACGCCTTCATCTGTAGCAAAGTTTAAACCTGAAATAGCATCAGTAATTGTGGTGGTTGCTGTCTCTAATCCTTCGGAGGTAGCAACGCCCGTTAAGGCCGTGTCAATCAAAGTGCCAATATCAGTAAGCTCTAAGCCCGCTGGCATAGCACTAACAATTTGATTTATCTGAGCTTCACTAAATGCGTAGTTAGATAGAATGTCTCTAACATTATCTGGCGTAGCAAAGCCAAGATTGCTTAACGATAGATTGATTGCATTTACAGCGTCGGTAACATTAGTTGCTGTTGCAAGATCTGCATCTGTAAATAACTGACTAATTTCTTCGCCTGACAAATTCGCAGGTATGTCGATTGCACCAGATATTTGATCAAGCTGTGCATCAGTAAACGCAAACTCTGACAGGGCTGTACGTACAGTCGTATCAACATCAAGATTACTGATTGCGTCTGTAATTGCAGTAACCGCATCGCTAACGTTAGTTGCTGTTGATAAGTCAGCATCTGTAAATAGTTGAGCAATGTCCTCGCCTGACAAGCCAGCAGGTATGTCTATTGCGCCCGCTATCTGGTCTAACTGTGCGTCAGTAAATCCAAACTCTGATAACGCGGTACGTACAGTTGTA